ATACTTATACGCAGAGATTTTTTTGTCGTACTTTTTTGTAATCAAAAAACCAGCCTTACGAAGTTGACTCATTTCGTGAGCAACAGTGCCTTTGGTTTTGCCCAAACGCTTCTGAAGCTGACCTAATGTGTATGGTCTGCCACTTTCCATGATAGCGCGTAACGGATCGCAGTAACGTGGATGGTTAATCGTTTTGCCTTGATGGGCAGAACCAAACAGAGTATTTAAACCCGGCTCAAGTTCCTTGGCTAATTGCGCTCTACTGTAGCCTTTTTCTTTTTCTGGCTCTTGCAAACCAAAGATTGATTTAAAAATTCTTCCCAACATTGTGACCTCCTATTGCGCCCAAGATGGTGTTACAGTAGCCGAAGCATTATGAACTGTCGGTTGTTGTGGTGTCGCGGCAACTTGCGCTTGCGGCATAGCTTGTGCGGATTGAACCGCCGCTGCGTTACCGCCAGCAATAAAGCCTTTAGACTCTGCGGTAAGAACATATTTAATTTTGTTCTTGTCAGCGTATCCATTAGTGCCTTTCTCAACGCCAATAGAGAAGCAAACACTCATGCCATTGAGATCACTAACGCCATTCAAGCTACGAGCCTGTTGCGCTTGCGGAGACTCATCCTTAGATGACAGATTGAATGCGCTATCTACCATGCTTTTCAGCATACGAAGACCAATCTCTTTTGCCACAGGAATGCCACGTTCTGATAGCTTATCGCCATCAACGAAAACATTGTGCCATACCTTACGCTTGTCAAACGGACCGCCAACGATAGTCATTTCAAGCGGCAACCATTTAGCACTGGTAGACTGTGATGATTTAAAATAATTACCAGCGCCAAACTCAGGCAACTCAATGTCACCCCCACTAAGCTTGACGATGCCACGAACAACCGTCCCATCTGGGATCAGTTCCAGCGGAGTGTTGTCGTATTCTGCTGGTGCTACGTTATTTAGGTTAAGCATTTGTTTCTTCTCCTTCTGCAATAACCACTTCACTAGGATTGACAAACGCCATCGGTCTGTCAGCTTGTGCCGTACCCACGGACATCTTTTGTAGAAGTTTTCCGAGATGCGGCTCTTCGATCATATCCAGCCGACCACTACGGTCTTTAGCTGGATAATTCCATTTGTTCAAAGTCTGACAAACAAAGGCGCGGAACTGTTGCCCTTCATCGCTTGTCAAAGTTGTCATGGTAATAACCTCATCAACAATGCCGGGCAGTTCACGACTTGTTTTGCTGCCTTCCATTTGTAGCTTGTACTCGGCTCTACCATAGTCGTCAGTGATCTCATCCAAGATCCCAACAAAGATCACATTCTTGTTGCGAATGTGCTGTAAGTGCGTCAGCCACGCCATCATCTCACGACCTTGCATACCGTACACAGCGCGAGTATCAAGCTTGCCAGTACGGTCAGATCTGTTCTCTGGTTGGTTCTGGCAATGACTAAAGCACAAGCGTCCAGCTACCGTGATACTGTCAACAAAGATAGTATCGTACTTAGATAGAGATTGTTCTGGATCGCCGTAGATCTCACACACATATTGATAGTGCGCCATAGAGTATGGGGCGTCATCATTTAATGCAGGATTGCCGCCGCCCAAGAAACAGGCGAAGTCACGGCACTCTTGCCATGTGCGTGGTCTAATAACATCAACCCTAACACCTTCGATAGCCGCATCACCAGCCTCTAAGTCCATAAACAGGGTTGTGTCAGTATTTAGTGTGCGGACAAGACTGGTCTTACCCACACCCGACTTACCCGCGATCACAATCTTGTGACCGCGTTTTTCGGCAAGCCGTTCTTCTGCTGTAATGATATTAAGCATCATCGACCTCAATGTTTACTGATTTGCCTTGCAGATACACAGTGCGGCACTCAGAGAGTTTCGCCTTAATATCTGGTGGGGCTTGTTGGAACTTAGCTTCTGCAACAGATACCTTTAATGTCGCATAGTGCTTCGCGTTCTCGTTATCCATATTATCAAGAACAGACATTAGCTTTTCTTGATCCCAGTCAACACGCTTTCGCGCATCAATTGTTACCTTGAAGCCATCAGACTTGATCGTGGCCTGCCCAAAGTCTTTGCCCTTGCTGGCAAGAACCTGATCAGCCTGATCCTCAAATTGCTGGATAAGAGAATTATTGATGACCTTCAGTTCGTTCTGAAGATCAGCAATTTTTTGCATAACGTCCTTGCGCCGCTCATAAATTGGCGTCAAGTCGTTAGGAATAAATGTGGTAGGTGCATTAAGCATTGCGCCCTCCTTCTGTATTGCTTCCACAATTGATAAATAGGAAACCTCAAAAGGAATGTCAACGATTTTTTTTAGATAATTTTATCTCAATTCCGTGAACCGCTAACATCAGTTTCTTTTTTAATTTAAAATCAGCAGTTTCAACACCTTTGGCATCCTCAACTATTTCTGTTTCAGATCCATCCTCCTCAATTTTCTTGTATCTGAAGTCAGCAACATATCGACATATTTTTTGACCATTAACAATGATGTCATATTTGATCTGTCTCTCTAAGTCTCTTATTGACTTAGCCTTCTCCATAGCGGTGAGCTGCCCCCATCGTTCAGCCTCCCACTTGGAATCAAATGTGTAGCCCATGAACTGCGTCTTCTGAGCGCCGTACTTATTATACTTGCGATAACCTTTAAACATGTTAGAATATGCCCATTCTTGTTACTTAGTGGGAGTAAATCAAATGAAAGAATTTAAATCCGTTGCTGTCGATATTAGCACTTACAACAAGCTTGTAAAGATCAGCACCAACGAACACAGAAAAATTGGTCAACAAATCGCCAAGCTCGTTGCAGATCACTATAAAGAAAATTATACTGATGATGTGAAAGCAGGAATCGGTTCAGCCGCATGATGTTAGCATTGTCCAAACAGGGAAAAGAAAAAGGCCCTATACAAAAAGCCATTGATGACGATAAGTGTCCTAAGTGTAAGTGCTTTGTTGACTACACGATAGATGCGCCAAAATGTGAATCATGTGGCTTGGTGATAATGGGTGCTACAAAGTCTCAAGGTAGGCTATAGTATCTTTCCATGTACGCTCAGTCGTATGCTCATCAAACTTATCTGGTATTATGCGCTTTGAAACTTGATCGCATAGTTTTTGTATAGGGAAAAACCATACATGCTCTGTGTCAATGGTAACACAGGCTATGATGTCGCAATCGTATGGTGTAAATGGTTCCTTCTTGCCGCCCTTTGACACCATAAACTGATATCCATAATTTCTTTTGTGAGCTTTTAACTGACTAGCTTTCACCTGTATGCGGTAAATTTTACCATTAAATTCTGCGACCACATCCGTTGCGCCCATGTTAACTATACGACATGAGACACCCATTTTTAACAGTCGGAGCGTACATATGTACTCTCCAATCGCGCCGTTATCTACAGCCGATAGACCATTCCTGATCGCATGTCTCCCCTTGGCAACAATCGTAAATCACTTGATCGCATTCTAAACACTGTTCGTGTCCATGCACAATAATTGTTCGTAATTTATTCCCGCAGCGCGGACAGTGATGCCTATACTCCTGCCTTGTATGTTCCGCACCGCTCAAACTAAATTCTCCTTTATTTTCTTGATGAAGTTAGCCTTATAACCAGAACGGCGCAACATGTGGTAGAACACTTCCAGTTTACGAACATTTTTGGTGGCAGGCCATACGGAACGTGAAATGCTATTCAACAGCGGGTGCATGTCTGGAGAAAAGAAAAATCTGTTTAGATTAACAGTCTCGTTTGTTCTGAACCTAACATATCCCCACACATCCCCTTCATTGATTTGCAGTTGAGCGCTTTCGCCGTCCACAAAGAAAGCGCACTCAAGCGGCCTTATCCATTGCCCTATGTCATACACCCCGGGAACAAGAAACGTATTTTTTATAAAGCTATTCTTTACTGTCGTTGGAGTAAAAACCTCCATCTCACATGACTGCTCTGCGACAAACAAGCTATTAAAGTTTAGTGAGTAGAGCTTATGTTCCTTGTCCCTGATAGTAAGGAGTCTATGCAGTATTTCAGGCGTGTAGTCTCCTGTCAGGATGTCACCATCTTCTGCGACTGTCAGGTTGTATGACATCGGGAACGTCAGTGCATATGTGTTCTTATGATAGTCAATCATAGCCGGACATTTGTTCGTGTTTGAACCAGACGGCTTTGGGAAGTATTTTATTGCGGGAGATGGGTTGTCAAATTTCAACGGTGATATGATTTCATTTGGCATCGCTGCCCAATATATATCCATAATTTGCCCTTACTTTTTTATTATGCCTCCGCAAGCGCTCTAAAACGTGCTGTAAGCCTTTTGGCTCTGTTAGGCACCTGATCGAACCAGCGGCTGTCCTCGGCCTCTGTAGCCACATCTAGCCACGCTTTAGGATCGTCCATAGCCTTTGCAACATTCGCCCACATACGCTTGAACTTGCTTAATCTTGGATAGCCTAAATTAAACGCCATATTACACAAGCACAAGGTAGCATCTGGATATTTTTTGTCCAGCTCATCAAAGTCAACATTGACGTTGCTGCACAAGCGGCGACAGTCTTCAATTGTCACTGCTATATCCAGCTTAAAGCGCTGACGCACACGCTCCTCTGATACAGGTGTGCCGACTGGCATGCCATACTCTGGGTCATGCTCTTTTACCAATGCTCCCACACCAAACGTGGGCAGACCTAAATGATCCAAATATATTTCGTACTTGCAACCCTCATCGTCTGCAAGCTCTTCACGCAGTTGATCTATGTTCATTTATGGATTTCCTAGTAACGTAGCCGTAGCTGGATTTATACCAAGAGCTTGCGCTACCGCAGGATTTGTTGCGGCTTGCTGGCGTATACTTCCAGTCTGTTGTGGTGACGATACGCTTACAGAAGATAACCCAGAAGCAGGCGCTGGGCCAGTTATTTGGGTTTGCATATTAGATAGCTGTGAGCCTATGCTTGAGTTCTGTATCATGGAACCAATTTGGCGCTCTGCTTCTATTATCCCTTCCTGCGCTATTTGCGGTGGGGTTTGTATTGTAGCATTCGTAAAGGCTTGCGACATCAATCTGCCAAGAGTACGGGAGCGTTGCTCTGGAGACTCGCCTACAATTTGCTTTCTATACTGCTTCAGAATGTCATCATAATATCCACCGGAAGATAGAAGCTTTCCTATGATTGTGAACTTAGCAAGCTTGCCTAAATTTTGTATTGGGCTTGCGGCTATGTTAGCAGCAACCAAATCACCACCAGCCGTAGTTCTGGAATTAAAATCTAGTATTCTAGCAAACTTAGCCATATCCTCACCAGTCTCTTTGCCAAAGATTGCGGTTAATTTTCCGCCTTCATTAGCATCAAGTAAACGCTTTGCAAAAGCACCCAAAGCCTTTCCGTCTGTAGTAAGAGTGTCGCCAAAGTCAGCAATAAGTTTTTCCATATAGTTACCCTGTATCTTCGCTAGGGCGTCTGGATCATCAGCAAAACTTTTGACTATCTTTTCTATGTCTGAAGCGGTTGTGGATCTGTGCGCTATTAATTCAGCGGCTTCAATCTCATTTAATTGTCCTGAAGACAGCTTTCGGAAAGCCGAACTTTTGTTCGCTTCAAATATTTCTTTTTGTGCGTTTACCAGTCTTTGCATCTGACCAACCAGACCTTCTGGCGCACCCTCTTTAAATATCTGATCAACAGTTGATTGCTTCATATTAGACAGAGATGTTCTGTCAATCTGATTAGCTAACTGTCGTATCTTGTTAGCATCTGGACCAAACAGAGTATCAGCCGTTCTGCCAAGATCTTTTACTGCTTTAGCAAATGCTGCACCCTTAAATGTCTCTGGTGCATAGTTATCAAGCGAGCTTATGCCAGACCTGTTCAACGTATCACGCAACCATTCTCCAGCAAGCTTTTGCCTAAATTGTTCGGCTGCGGCATCAGCCTGTCTACCAGTGCCGCCGACTGAATACTTAACAGCCTTTAGTGTGCGCTCAAGAACTTCTGGTTTGTCGTTCTTGATTATCTTTTCCATGCGGACATCATCAATGCCCAAGCTTTGCCCGGCGTTAGTCTTTTCACGCAATCTCTTTATGACGCCAGCGCTTTCTAAATCATCGAAGATTGTAGCGCCGCGCTTGTATTGACCCCTTGCTGTGTCAAGACGCTCTGACGCTTTACGCAATACGTCAAAGTCTTCTCTCCTGAAGCCCTTGCCCGCTGTTCTGGCTATATCATCTATGTTTCCAACAGTTAGTTGTTTGTCTAACTCTTGGATCATATCAGATATGTAACGAGCTTCTGTTCCCTTGGCTCTCGCCAATATGTCATTTAGAGTTTTTCTAGTTGTGTAAATTTGCTGAAAAGAATCAGTGTTCTTCAGCGTGTTAACTGCCTTGATTGCGGAATCAAGCTCCTTCATGGTGCCGCCAGAAATACCAGAAGCTTGAAGCTCCTTTGCTGTCGCGGCTAACTGCTTCACCCTGCCGACAGGAATAATCTTTGATGTACCAATGCTTGATTCAAGAGCATCATCTATCGGCTTGAACAAAAGGTTCATCTGATCATCAAACGCTTTTTGTGCGCTAGACAAGATGTCAAAAGTTTCTTTTTCAAGCGCAACATTTTTTTCTGCCGCTGCCCCAATGTTCTGTGCAAGATCATCAAGTGTTTGGATGATTGACTCTTGAGCCTCGCGCTCAATAGCCTTCAACCTACTGGCTTCCCTGCCAGTGGCACTCATCAAAATAGATCCGACCTCTTCATCCGTACCCTCGCCAACGGCGGCGCGAAGTTGTGCAAGCTTTTCCTGCATAACCTCATTATTACGTTTTAGTCGGTCAGATGTGCCAAACATCTTTTCGGATATGCCTTGTTGCCTAGCAACAAGCGCTGGCGCTTTTACAGCGCCCAGAGTAGGCGTCATGCCCATTTCAAGAGACTCGCCAGCAACTCTTAGCTCATCTTCTGTTAGCCCTTTGCCGGGCTTTATAGAGCCTCTGACGCCCCTTATGCCAGCACCTAGTATGCCAAAGGTAGCATCTGCCAAAAAGCCTATCGTTGCCTCTGTGCCAACATCTTTTAATACTTCTATGTCAGATTGTCTTTGTGTTCCACGAACAGCTTCAAATATTTCTTCCAGACCTTGTCCAAGTCCAGCGCCACCGCCTGCGCCTATAGCCATCCCAAGAATAGGAATGGGTATAAGTACTTGACCAGCTATAGCGCCACCAACTGCACTAATAACCTCTGGAGCAATTCCAGCCAAGTCAGAAAGGTCATTCATGCTAAACCCTTCTTCATCAATAAGGGTTAGCTTTGTTGTATCGACACCAAGCTTTTTAGCACCTTCTGGCGTAACAGCTAAACGACCTCGGTTGTCACGAGCAAAGTCTGTTTGCTCCAATCCATACTTCTGAAGCACAGCGACTTGTTCATCGTCTGTCTCCGCCATCGACAGTTCAGCACGGAGTCCAGCATTTTGAATGCCTGATTTTGTATCAACATTTTCAGAAGAAAAGCCCTGAAAAGATGATTCGTTGGTATACCCGCCAGATTGTGCAACAACATCTTCTAAAGATCTTTCTTGTCCAAGCGCAGAATAATCTGGCTTTTGGCTTTCAGAAAAATACTCAACAATAGCGTCAATCTCATCTTGCGTAGGTTCATCACCAGCAATCTGAGCTTCAACTATATTGCCATCTGGCGCTTGTACTTTAAGGATTCCCATTAGAACTCCTACTGGACTACCAAAACGCCGTTCACCATTTTGGCTCTTGCTGTTGGAGATTTCACCCCAGCATAAAGATTGAGTGTTGCCATTCCGTCACGAACATCTTTTTTACCATCAACAACAATAAAATCATACATGTCCTTCAGCGCCATTTTCAAATTTTCCGCAGGTTCTACAAGACCTAACCGTCCAACAATAGCTTCAACTCTTTTTCTGTCAGCATCAGAAATGGTTTTGCCAGCTTCCTGCAAAATTTCTGGGGCTTTCTTTGATGCTATAACATTCAATATTCTTTTTACCTTTGCAGTGTCACTGGCATCACTAGGGTGAGTAATTCCTAAAGCGCTTGAAAAGTCTGAAATAGCATCTCCAATTTGCCCCAAAGTTTTAACTTCCCCACTGCTTACAATTGAATATGCTGTTGCAATTTCTTTGGCGAAATTATCTAGCCCCTGATCCATTCGGTACAATCTGTTAGCGTATGTTTCATACTGACCCTTATCAAAATATCCCCGCTCTGGTCTATCTGGGCCTTTGTAGTTGGCGTCAGTTCTTTGGACACCAATCTGAAGGTCATCAGGAGCGTCTGTAAATAAAGAAATCTTGTCATAAGAGCTTGCGTATTTGCTACCATACTCTGGAGTTTTAAACACTTCTTTCGCAAGCTTTTCATATGTGTCAATTGGAATAATTTCATATTGCTCATTGAAAGATGGGTCTTGATCTAGATTATTTAGATCGTAAGAGTTAAACCTTTTAAGTTCACCCTTATCAAAGTTTGACAAGAAGCCTTTACCACCTTTAGGAACAACGTAATAAAAGCCTTTATTAAGAGCTTTCGCCTCATCTTCCTTCTTGCTACTAAGAGCGTACTTGGCGGCAGATATTCTGGCCTCTTTAGCTTCTTTTCTAGCCGCCGCCATAGCAGGCATAGCCTTTTCGCCAGCCGCGCCCACCTCTGACAATATTTGCCCTACGTTAAATCCTTTGCCAGCCTTGTTTTGCATCAACGCCAAACCAAACGCCATAAGCGCCTGACTATTATCTGGTTGTCCAGAAACATCAAGTCCAGTCAGTTCAGCGAACTCTTTCATGTAGTCATCATAATCTTTTGGTGATGCGTCTGGCTTTACAGTCTTCAACACTTCATCAATAGCTGATGTCGCGGCCTGCTTCGCTGGTGTATCCGCACCTTTGACAGTTTTCTTTGTTCCTAAATCAACTGTGGCTTCGTCTCTATCAGCAGGGTCTTCTGAAACTGCGGCACGTTTTTTAGCCAAATCAACTGTAGCCTCATCTCTGTCAGCAGGATCTTCAACACTTGCTGCGGCTAAAGCTTGCGCTATTTCCTCTTTTGTTCCGGGGACACCGCCAACAAAATCTGGGACACCTACGCCCGGCTCTCTAATATCGCCAAAGGTTCCTGTTTCTTCCGTGATTCTTTGAGCATCAGCTATTTGACTTCTGATAGCCGCATCCTGATCTTCATCTGTGTCCATCTGTTCGTAGCTTGGGCCACCAACAACTGTTCTTGGTTCAGCAACACTAAAGCCTGTACCCAACTGACCCTGTTGCATTCTTGTTTGCTCATCAAAAATGTCTGTAAGCCTATTTATTCTTTCGTTATAAGCTGATTCACTTTCAGTTCCCAATGCCCGCCCAAATGCAAACGGAATTTCGCCCACAATTTCCCCAGACCTTCTAACCCCCTCTAAGCCAGCAAGCCCTACATTACCAAGTCCTTGTAACAACTCACCGCCAACAGTATCCATGTCGCCCGTCATAGGAGACAGTGGAGAAATTCCAAGATTGCTTGTGCGTCCCATAAGAGCATCGCTAAGAGGCGCTAAAGCCGCCGCTAATCCACCTTTTCTGGGGGTAACAGAAAGAATTTGCTCCCTAGATGTCAATGGTCGCAAGCTGTAGTCTCTAGGCGCTGGGTTGCTCAACGCCTTTATTCTTGACATAAAATCTTGAGCCATAAATTACCCCTATGCGCTTCCAGTTGCGTTAACACCTTGTAGGGCGGTGTATGCGCCAATACCAGCTAAAAATGGGTTCGTGTCTGGAGTAGTGGCAGATTTAAACGTGCTTGACAAGCCACCGCTTGGCAGACCTTTAAGCAGTGACTGACCAATCTCCATACGAGTAAACGGTTCTTGTACAGCTTGCAACTGGTTTTGACGCTGTGCCTCCAGAAGCTGTTGCTGATATGTGCGACCAATATCACCAAGCTGTGTAAGCATACCAAGGTCTGCACGACCCAGTTCGGACTGTACACGACCAATATCTGCTGTTGTGCCTGCAAGCTGTCCGTATGCTTGACCCAAACCACCGTATAATTGTGCGGCTCTTTGTGACGCAGAAACGGCATCTTCAAAGCCTTTGCGTTGCGCTTCGCCAACTGCGGCAAGTCTACGGCCTTCTTGTTCCGCTGACTGTACACCAAAGCGAGATCCGCCGAATGCGCCAGCCTGCACTCCTTTTGCGGCTAGACCCTGCTGACCAATCTGTGCCTGACGGTTAATCTCATCAATCACGGCTGACTGGTATGGATTCATAAACGCTGAGATGCCTTGACTTGGATCAAGCATACCAACGCCTTGCTGCAACGCGCCCGCACCTGCAAGGCCCTGCATACCAGCGCCAAGCATGAACGGTGTGTAAGAACCGAACATTTGTGGCGCAGCAGACAATGCCTGCTGTTGCAGTGGGTCAAGGCCAGCTACCTGATACTGTGGAAGACCAAGGGGTTTATCAAGCAATCCCGGGGTTGTTTGTGTTGCGCCATTAAATTCGCCAAAAGCTGTACCAAGAAGGCGCTTTTCCAGACCTTCTAAATAGGGAGCTAGGCGCTGTACATTTTCTACCGTTTGTGTAGCCATTACGCCATCCTCTCAAACTGGTCCATCATATTATACATGTTATTTATGCCCTGACGCAAATTACCGTTACCTGCTCCCTTTACAGCATCGCGTGTCATAACAAACTCACCAGCCATCAACATAGCTGGCACATCGTCTTTACGTCCTGAACCCTCACTAGGGTCAATACCACCATTACGGCGTGGGAAATAGGCCTCGCCACCATCGGCATAGTTTATCCCACCAAGCTTACCGCCGGGACCACCAGCACCGTATGGACGGCGCTCAAAAGAACCTCTATTGTCTTCTTCTTCATCATCGCCCATCAAAGCGTCTAACCCGTATGCGCCAAGACCAGCCAGAAGACCTTCACCAGCTTGTGTATTCAATATCTTAAACAACAAATTTTCTTGCCCCGGGTCTCCAGAAAGACCTATGCCCTTTAGTAATTCCGCTGACATTGTTTTTGGCTCTATGCCTTTTACTGGCGGAGGTGTTACTGGAGGAGGGGCAGATGGCGCATGTGGGCTTCCTGTTAGCTGACTATATGAGCTATACGGACTTCCACCAGTTGTAGCAGGCGTTCCAGCGGCAGAGAATTTCTGACCAGCGTAACCACCAATGCCACCAAGAAGCGCTGATTTCAGTGCATCTTTTGGCTTTTGACCAGAAAGAAGGCCAAGACCACCAGATACTAAGGCACTTTGCACAGCAGGATTAGCCATAATACCTGTGGCACCAGCGAATAATGGGCTTGCCGCAGGTCCTAAAAAGGCACCTGCCGCTACAGGCAAGGCCACTTTTACTATGTCGTCAAAAAATCCCATTATGCTAATCCTTACTTAAACACGAACAATTATACAGGTTTTTACAGTTATGTCACTATCTTCACGGTTCCGGCGTCATTCCAAAGCGCACCAGATTCAAGGCCACTGGAGCTTGTGGGTAATTCTGTAAGTGTTATCTTTGTACCACGCAACTCACCCGGGTTACGTTCTTGTTCCATAAATACTTCCAATGCCCGCAACAAATCTTGTATATGCTGCTGTGAATACTCTGCTGGAGCTTCTGGCAGTCTCGGCGCTGGGATCTGAACACTAGCCATTAGCGCCTGCCATCCGGTCTGATATCCACACGAGGGGTGCCAAGCTTCCATTTGGATTCTAATGCGTTAGAGTCCACACGCAACGCAAATGATCTACCTCTTATTCTTAGGTCAAGTTGATTTGTATATTCTTCAACTGGACTTATAGATGTTCTGCTTGTAGTGCCAGAGGCGGTATTACCAAAATCTTCTCCGGGAAAGTTACGGGCTTTAATTGTAAAGGTGGCTTGTGGTGAGCTAATGCTCGTAGAGCCACGGAATGTAAGATCTGGTATCACACGGCGTATATAAGCAAAGTGATCGCCATCACCTATGTCTATAGCTGCCGACTCAATAAATGAATCCATAGGTTGACCATCTGCATCATAGCCAAACTCGTGATTGTACAAAAGCCCACCATATGCGGCAATTGGAAAGTCTCTTGTGCCACGGTCAATCCATGCAGTTCTTTCGATGGTTCCAAAATACCAAATCTTGTCAATGTAGTTATAAACAACGTATCTATCATTTTCGCTTGATGCCGCAGATGGATAAAGCCAAAAAACCTCACCAAACTCGCTGTTAACCGCTCCAAACACCTTGTCAAACTCAGCTAAGTTAATGTCAGCAAAAACCTTATCCTTAACGGTGCAAGGTAACTGCGCCGTCTGACCAGCATAGACATAGAAATTATCCAGACCCATCCAGAATACAAAGTCTTCTGTAGCAACTGCCGCGTTAGGACCAATGATAGTAATGTTGTTAGCAAGCTGTTGCAGGCCAAAAGTAAATGGTGGCCCAATGAACCTTAATGAACTAAGCGCCGTGTCTGTCCACACCAATATTTCACGCTTTGTTTCGATGGCTCTAACAAAAGTGGACCCAGAACCAAGTCGCAAGTCTCCAGCAGTATTGCTTGCGGTGGGCCACCAATCTAAAGAGTCTTCTTGATTTGCAAATCGAATGAGAAGCGGATCTTGTACACCATCTCCCTGTGTTGCGGAAGATGATGCGCCAACCCCATCACACCCAAACGCAAGAACGTGACGGTCACGATCAGAGACCATTACTTGCTTACATATAGTAGGCACGGATGTTTTGGTGCCTGACAAGGTAGATAACTCCACGGCTCGTGCGCCTGCGCCACCAGACTTGTCCCAGTAATAAATGAACGAGTCGCGTGGATTAATCAGCAGGTCTTCGCCAAAGTTATCATGCGACCAAAGGCGGATCTGAGTTGTGGTTGTCAAGCCGCCGGGTGCAGTGCTTCCCCAACCGCCACGACCATAAGTGCCAGCGCCCCAACCCGTGCCGCCAACAGTTGTGTCCAGACCAACATTGATCTGATATTCGCCAACCACGGAACCCCCACCGTTGCCTGTATCTGTAGCAAGGGCAGGGACAGAAACTGTAATCTCATATGTGTTACCATCAATAACGCGAGTGACTTGATGCTCGGCGTTTAGAATAGCAGCGGTGATGTCGCCGCCAAGACTAACCGCTCCAGATACGGTAACAAAATCAAACTGCTGACAACCGTGGCTGGTGTGAGATACCGTTATAATTGCGCTACCTGTTGTGGCGGCAAATGTTAGCGCACCCGCAGATGTTGTAGTGCGGATAGGGGTGATGTCATTAAATGCCGTACCTTCTTCAATGTAGTATTTAAGGTGCGTACCAAGGCCAAGCAGATTTGAGCCATCTAGCGCAATCCAGTTGTGAAGCGCACGGGCGGAACCCTGATAAGTAGCCGCCGAAAACTTTTGCCAACCACCAATCTTTTCAGGATAGCCAAGCCGGAACCTGATCTTGTCGCCGTCACGCCAGCCGCCTTCGTTAGAGTACGAAGTAATGTCTCGGTTGATGCCGGGGCGAAACTGTAGCTTTGTTAGCGGCATGTAACCACCTATGTCTTAATAATATAGGTCAGAATTATTGTAGGCTGTACGTTGT